ACCCGCGAAAGGCCGAAATCGTCATGGCCGCTCTGGCCGACCGGCTCGGCGTCGGGCAGATCATGCGGATGGATGGCGCGCATCTCGTGCCTATGGCGATCGAGGACGACGAATATGGGTTTGCGGAGCCCGGTCGGAACCCTCGCAAGGGCTACGACGTGGTGGGCGGGATAGCCATCGTCGAGGTTCAGGGAACGCTGGTGCAGAAGCTGGGTACCCTTCGTCCGTACAGCGGCATGACTGGCTACGACGGCATTCGGCAGAACTTCCTGATGGCGCTGATGGACCCCGAGGTGGAGGCGATCGCGCTTGACATCGACTCCCCAGGCGGAGAGGTTGCCGGCTGTTTTGATCTCGTTGACACCATCTACGGCGCGCGCGGGAAGAAGCCGATCTGGTCGATCCTGAATGAATCGGCCTATTCGGCCGGCTACGCGATCGCCAGCGCAGCCGACCGGGTGCTGGTGCCGCGCACCGGCGGCGTCGGCAGCATCGGCGTGATCTGCGCGCACGTGGATCTGTCGAAGGCGCTCACATCCGCCGGTGTGAAGGTGACCTTCATTACCTATGGGGACCGCAAGGCGGACGGCCATGCGGAAATCCCGCTGTCCGAGGAGGCGCTGGCGCGATTCCAGGCGGACATTGATTCGATGGGTGATCTATTCGTGAGTACGGTCGCCCGCAACCGGAATATCTCGGCCGCCACGGTTCGAGATACGCAAGCCGCGACTTACCTGGGCGCCGACGGCGTCGAGCTTGGACTCGCGGATGAAGTGGCGGCCCCTGATGCCGCGTTTCGTGCCTTGCTGAGCGCACTGGCCTAAACCAATCTCATAGGACATCTGTATGAAACTCTCGAAGCTCGCGAGCGCAATGCCGTTCGCACACTTCCTCGGCCTGCCCGCTGCATCGGCTGCGAGCGAGCAAGAACAAGACGACGATGAGTGCGAACAGCGCGCCGACGAGTCCGATGAGGACTACGCGAAGCGCATGGAAGAGCTCGATGAGAAGGAAAAAGCCGAAGAAGAACGGCGCAAGGAAGAAGCCAATCGCGCCAAAGGCGAAGGTGATGACGATGACGGCGCCGACATGGAAGACGGCGACGAAGAGGACAAGAAGGACGACAAGGAAGAGGGTAAGCGAGCTGGTCGCGCGAAGGGCGCGCGTCAGCGCGAGCGTATTCGCTGCGCCCGCATCATTGCCGCTGGGATCAAATCCGGTCGAATCAACCAGGCCGCCGCGTTTGCCTTCGATACATCGCTCACGGCAGCACAAGCAATTGCGGCGCTCAGTGCAAGCGAGCTCGACAAGCCGCGCGGTCGCGCGGGGTTGGGTGAGCGTATGGCCGGCGTGAAAGTCCCGAACGTTGGTGCCAATGGCGGCGCCCAGGCGCTGGACCCCAACGACCCGGCGGTCAAGGCAGCAGCAATCGTAGCAGCTGGCAAGAAGCGCCGCGGCGAAGTTTAACCCCCCAGTCAGTAGAGGATCACCACCATGACTCTGACGGTCAACTCCCTGGGGGACAATCCCCAGCAACCCGGCATTTATGCCGAAACATACATCCCGGATCAGCTGATCGCGGGCAATATGAAGCTGGTGACCGCGAACGGTGTTCTCGGTGCTGGCACCCTGCAGCGGGGCGCCATTCTCGGCCAGCAAACCGGTACCGTTGTATCGGCGGCCGGCACCAACACTGGCAACGGCACGATCGGCTCGATCACGAAGGGTGCGGCGGTTCAGGCCGGTCTCTACACGCTCGTCGCAACCAGCTCGACCAATTTCACGGTTGCAGGCCCAGATGGCCTGGCGCTGCCCAACGCGACGGTTGGTACTCCCTATGTGGGCGCGGACCTCAATTTCACGATCACCGCTGGCGGCACGGCTTTCGCGGCGGGTGACGAATTCACGATCACAGTTCCGTCGGGCAACTACGTTCTCTCGAAGACGACCGCACAGGACGGCAGCCAGATCCCGTGCGCAATCCTCGCCGACTACGCAGACGCGAGCGGCGGTGCAGTGGCCATCGGCGTGTATCTGATGGGTGAGTTCAACGTGGCAAGCTGGGGCGCGAACTCGTCCGCCTGGGGCCCGACGCTGACGCAGATGCTGCGTCAGTACGGCATCTTCCTGAAATCGGTTCAGACCGCAACCGACCCCACCTAACCGGACCTACTCCATAGAGAGCCCCGCTTCGGCGGGGTTTTTCTTTTGGTGGGTATCGAACGCTATCGGAGCCCTGAATGACTACCACGAACAACACGTTCATTTACGACACCAATACCCTGATTCAGGTAGTGCCGAACCTGAAGCGGGCGCAGAAGTTTCTGCTCGACAAGTTCTTCCCGAACATTGTCATGTCGGATTCGGAATTTGTCTCGATCGACGTCGACGTCGGTATCCGCCGCATGGCGCCGTTCGTCTCGCCGCTGGTCGAAGGCAAGCTGGTTGAGCAACGCCGCATCCAGACCAACGTCTTCAAGCCGGCCTACATCAAGGACAAGCGCGCCCCGGATCTGCGCAGGCCTGTACGTCGCATGATCGGCGAGCGGATCGGCGGCGACCTCACCGGCGCTGAGCGTGAAATGGCCAATCTCGAATTCGAGATGAGCGACCAGATCGACATGGTCGATCGACGCCTCGAATGGATGGCTGCCTCAGCTCTGAACGGGGCGACCGTCACGATCGCGGGCGATGGCTTCCCGACCGTTGTCGTCGACTTCGGTCGTGATCCGGCGCTCTCGATTGCCCTGTCTGGCGCCAACCAATGGGGTCAGACCGGCGTCGTACCGTCCAGCAGCATCGAGAACTGGGGCCACCTGATGCTCAAGAAGTCCGGTGGTGTGGCGACTGACCTGGTGTTCACCACCACGCCCTGGGAGCTGTTCATTCAGGATCCGATCGTCAAGCAGACGATTTGGTATCCGGGCAACGGCGGGCAGGGCAATACCGTCAATGTCGGCGCGCAGATCCAGCGCGGCGCCCAATACAAGGGCCGCTGGGGTCAGTATGACCTCTGGGTCTACAACGACTGGTACGTCGACCCCGTGACCAACGTGGAAACGCCGATGCTGGCAGACGGTACCGTGCTCATGAGCGGCGCCGACCTGATGGGCACTCGGTCGTTCGGCCAGATCATGGATCCCGCCTTCAACTACGCGTCGCTGCCGTACGCGCCGAAGACCTGGGTGGAGAATGACCCGGCCCAGCGCGTCATTCTGATGCAGTCCTCTCCGATCGTGATCCCGAGCCGTGTCAATGCGTCGCTGTCCGCGACCGTCTGCGCTGCGGTGGTGAACTGATGGCTAAGGCGATCACAGCAATCGTGGCGCCAGGCAAGACCGTCTATACCGAGGCGGTCTCGGCGAAGGTCTGGGACGCGGAGGCGAAGCGGGAAGTCGACGTCGTCAAGGCCGGTGCCCCCAAAGGGCCGGGCGAGACCGTTTCGCTGCCGGAAAACGAGGTCAAGCGCCTGCGCGCGCTGGGCTTCCTCTTGCCGCAGGACGCGACCCCGGTCCCTACCGCGCCAGGGCCGTCCTTCGAGGTCACCGAAGGGCCGCAGGTCAAGGTTGAGGTGGCCTAAGTGACAGTGAACTGGGACGCGCTGGTGCTCGGGCCATTGATGGGTGTTTTCGGGGAATCGGTGACATACAGGCCCGCCGCAGGCGGATCGTATGTCGTCGCCGGTGTCTTTGATGACGCCTATCTGAAGGAAGTGATGTTCGAGGACACGACCACGGGTGTGACCGAAATCAGTGCGGTGCTCGGTATCCAGCTCTCCCAGTTCGCAGCTACTCCGGTCCAGAACGACCAGTTGTCGGTGGTGAGCGTAAACACGACGTATGTAGTGCGCGAGGCTCGCCCCGACAGCCACGGCGGCATGAAGTTGCTGCTCAGCAAGGTGAGCTCGCCATGACCACCTCGGCTGACCTGCGCGGCCTGTTCGTGGCCGCGTTGAAGGGGGCGACGAACGCAGGCCAGGCGGTGTATTCACCATTCGACTGGCCGACGGCGCAGGCGGCCTATCCGTTGATCCTGGTGCATGCCAGGAAGGAGCGGAAGGTATCGCTGGGGCCAAATGCTCCTGAGTTCGATGTCTACACCACCATCGAGATCATCGCGCGCACGAAATCGCCGGCTCTGGTCGGCGACGCTGGGTCGGCATCGGCGCTGGCCGCAGCAGAAGTGCTGAAGGCCCAGATCGAAACGGCCCTGATCAACAACCCTGCGATTTGGGCGGATCCGGCAGGTGGTCAGCGCATCGAGCAGTTCACGTCGGTGGATTCCGAGCTGAATACGAGTTCCGAAGGCGAGATGCCGATGGCCGAGCTCGTGATGCAGATTGAGGTGAAGTTCTATCAGGGTCCCGAGATTTTCTACCCGATCGCGACAGTGCCTCTGCAGACCGTGAATATCCACGTCGACACGGCGGCACCGTTCGATCCAAATGGAACCTACGCGAATCCGCCGTTCCCGGCCGCTGTAAACCCCGCGCCGCGCACCTCCGGGCCGGATGGCCGCGATGAGGGTGCGCTGAATATCACGCTTCCCCAATAGGAGCACACCCCATGAAGGTCTACCCGAGTCCCGGGCTCTCCGTGCGAGACCCGGCCACGATGAATTTGCTCGACGAGAACGGTCTGGAGGTTTCCGATGGAGACCTGCACTGGGATCGGATGCTTCGAGACAAGGACGTAACGCTGACGCCGGCGGCGAAGGCCAAGCCCACTACTGGGGGTGACAAACAATGACGATTCCGTTCAAGCAGATTCCGTCGAATCTCCGTGTTCCACTGTTCTACGCGGAGGTCGACAATAGCCAGGCGAACACCGCGACGGCCAATCAGCGGGCGCTGATCATCGGTCAGATTACTTCGGCCGGTGCTGCGACGCCGAATGTTCCGGTTATTTCGCAGGGCATCGCTGATGCCAAGAGTCAAGGCGGCCAGGGCTCGATGCTCGCGCAGATGACGTACACCTATCGCCAGAACGACAATTTTGGCGAGGTGTGGTACCTGCCGCTGGCAGATGATCCGTCGTCTGTTGCGGCTGCCGGGTCGATCGCCTTCACCTCCGCGCCGACGGCAAACGGCGCGCTCTCGCTGTATATCGGCGGGATGCTGGTCACGACGGCAGTCACCTCGGCCATGACGACGGCGCAGGTCGCGACGGCTGTCGCCGCGGCGATCAATGCGATCAACGATCTGGCGGTGACTGCGACGGCGACCACATCGACCGTCAACATCACGGCGAAGAACAAGGGACTAGCCGGCAACGACATCGACATCCGCGTGAACTATCGCGGCATTCCGGGTGGTGAAGTTACACCGGTGGGCCTCGCGTTCACCATCACGGCAATGACTGGCGGTGCTACCAATCCGAGTCTGACGACCGGCCTGGCGAACTTGCAGAGCATGCCGTTCGATTTCATCGTCTGCCCATACACCGACACCACATCGCTCGCTTCGCTGCAGGCGTTCCTGAATGACACCACCGGCCGCTGGTCGTGGAGTGTCCAGGTGTACGGCCACTGCTTCTTCGCCTACCGCGGCACCTCGGCGGCGCTGACGACGTTCGGCCTGGCGCGCAACAACCAGCACGAGTCGTGCATGGGCTTCTACGACAGCCCGACGCCGGTCTGGAAGTGGGCTGCGGCTTTCGCCGCAGCGTCGGCGGTCAGCCTGCGTGCAGATCCGGGCGTTCCGCTTCAGACTGTCGTCCTGTCGGACGTGCTGGCGCCTCCGCTCGCCTCGCAGTTCTCGCTGTCGCAGCGCAATACGAACCTGTACGACGGAATCTCGACCTTCACGGTTGGCACGGACGGCACGGTACGGATCGAAAACGCCATCACGACCTACCAGCAAAACGCGTTTGGCCAGCCAGACAACTCGTATCTTGAAGTCGAGACGATGTTCCTGCTGACCTACGTGCTGCGCTACATGGCAACGCTGGTCACGTCGAAGTACGCGCGTGTGAAGCTGGCGGCGGATGGCACTCGATTCGCACCGGGTTCGAACATCGTGACCCCGAGCATCATCAAGGCGGACCTCATCGCAGCGTATCAGACGCTGGAATACAACGGCTTCGTCCAGAACAGCCAGGCATTCGCCCAAGCCATCATCGTCCAGCAAAACTCTAGCAACCCCAACCGGGTGGACGTGCTCTGGCCTGGAACGCTGATCAACCAGTTGCGGATCTTTGCGCTGCTCGCCCAGTTCCGTCTTAGCTAAGACACCTCCCAGTCAAACCATATAGGCCGCCTCCGGGCGGTCTTTCTATTTGGAGACCGCTATGGCGGATACAACCAATCGTCTGGCCGGGATTGCGTTCATCACGGTCGATGGCCAGAACTACATGCTGCAGGCGGACCTGACGTACCGCGTCTCGAAGGTAGAGCGCGAGTCTCTGGTCGGTCAAGACACAGTTCACGGCTACAGCGAGAAACCGTCGACGGGCATGATCTCGGCGACGCTGCGCGATGCAAAGAATTTGAGCGTGGCGGCGATCAACGCGATGACCAACTCCACGGTCGTTCTGCAGCTCGCAAACGGCAAGACGATTATCGGCCGCCAAATGTGGACCGTCGACGTGCAGGAAGTGAAGACTGCTGAAGCGACGCTCGACGTGAAGTGGGAAGGCCCCAGCGTAACAGAGGCTTGATATGCAACCTGAAGAAAAGATCCTGATTCTCCGCAAGCCAGTCTCGATCGGCTCTGGTGAAAACGCCGTTATCTACGACAAGCTGACATTGCGCGAGCCCACTGCCGGTGAACTCGACAAGGCTATGGCCGCGTCGACGAACATCGGCATCGGCATCCTGCTTATCAGCCAGGTTGCCGCCATCCCGAGGGCCGCCGTCGAGAAACTCTGCCAACGTGATTTCACGGAGGCGAACGAATACCTCGGGGGTTTTACCGACGATGGCCCGACGGATGCGGCAGCGTAGTTGCTGAAGTCACGCATTTTTTCCGCTGGGGGCCAGAGGATGCGTGGCGGCTCAGTCTGTCTCGTTTGCAGTGGTGGAACGAACAGGCTGTACGAATCAAAAAGCTGATGGAGCAATAAATGGCAGCGGCATCGACGTTTTCAGTGACGATCAGCGCGGTCGACAAGGCTACGGCGTCGATTCGCAAGATCAAGGCGTCGATCGCCACCGCCACGAAGCCGGCGACTGACCTCAAGGCGTCTTTTGCGTCCTTGAGCAAGGAAGCCGGCCTCGATCGCGTGGCCAAGGGCATGAAGTCCATCGGAAACGCTGCCCAGAGCGCCGCGCGTCATGTGGCCTCCATGGTCCCTGCGCTGGCCTCTGTCGCCGGCATCGCATCGGCTGCCGGCATTGCCGCACTGGCCACGGAATTTGGCCGCGCCGGCGCGGAGATCAAGCGTACGTCAGCGGTCCTTGGCGTGTCGACCGGCGACCTCCAGGCGTACCGCGGCGCGGCGAAGCTCGCCGGCCTGTCGGCAGAAGACATGACAGGCAGCCTGAAGTCCCTCGGGACCACGATCGAGGACGCGACATTCGGGCGTAATCAGGATGCGCTTGTGATGATGCACAAGTTCGGCATCAGCCTTCACAAGTCTAAGGATGGCGCAG